GCCATTTGCGTCGTATTTAACAAGATGGTTGACGCTGCTTGCACTAACACTGTTAGAAATCTGAATAGTATCTGTGCTTAAAGTTAACCCACCACCGTTAACAATTACGCCACCTTTTGAGGTGGTTGTTGCTGTAGGCAAATCACCGCCATCAATCGTGCGATAACCAACAGTTCCGGCAGAACCTACAGGGCCTGCAAGAAATTGTGCAGCAGAAGTCGTATCATCAATTGACGCTGTAATCGTTGCCGTTCCACCGCTAACAGCTGTGGAAATGTTTATGACGCCTGCCGTTGTATTAGTAAAAGCATTAACAGAACCAGGCGCTTTAATGCTTAGCCATGCGCTGCCGTTCCATACATACACATTATTGTCATCAGTATCTAAAGCCAACTGGCCTGTATAAGCGCCAGAAGTAGGCAGCGTTGATACAAGGTTGACAATGACGTTGTCAGCAATTTTTGGACCCGTTACGGCATCAAGTCCAATCTTTGCTGCTGTTACAGCCGAATCAGCTAGAGCTGCTGTGGCGATGTCACCCGCACCAAATAAAATCTTGGCTCCAGGGATTGCGTCGTCACTAATCAAAGTGACGCCATTTGCGATCAGGTTTGAAACCGTAATCTTCTTGGTTTCACTGGCGGAGTCATCGACAATGGCTAGCTCATCAGCAGCGACCAAGTCGCCACCAGCTAAAGCGCCAAGTTCGCTGATTTTTAGGTCGGCCATTGGTGACTAGCCTCCAGGGCTTAAACGTCGGAACTTTCAAGCAACAGCTTAGCTGCGCTGTCCTGATCCAAGCGTAAGGTACTGCTATCCTCTTGCAACAGTTCCTCAGTCCCTTCAAGCTGCACGTTCAGGCGTATTTCACCAGTCGTGACAAAATCAGCAGTAAATTGCACTGCTGAAGACGGGCTGAACTGCAATGCACAAGAGGTGAGCACCCCTTCAAACTCGTACCAGATTTCATCGTTGGCGTTTGCCGCAATGCCGCTGGGGTTGTGGTTATTAGACTTCAAATAGAATCTTGCACTAAATTGACTGCCAACCTTGGTACGAAGGACCAACTGCAGCAGATACTGAGGAACATCTTTGACTGTCTCGCCGGTATATTCCCAAAAGCAACTCATGTTGCCCGAGCCAGACATTATTGAACTAATTTGACTGCGAAACTCGTCAGACAAAACAGTCGTATCAATAACTTCTTTCTGTGTATTAAGCTCAAAACCATTAACCTGTGCAACTACGCGATAGTCAGCATTTTGCACAATTACCCTGATGGGAACATTTGAGCCAGGTGTTGCTAACGTTTCAGCGTTTGCCGCTCCACCATTAATAGCATTAGCAAAAGTTGTATAAAATCTGATTCCGCCAAGCGCGTCAACATTAATGAATCGCTTAATAGCTGTTTTGCTGTAGCTGTTAAAAAAAGAAAGTGCAGCCCCGTTGGTGCTAGTGATTTCAACCTGATCGCCTGTGATTAGCTGGCCACGCTTAAAATCAAAGCTCAAGCGTTTGCGTAAAACATTTACATCGCTTGGATTTACAACCGAACGAAGATCAGTTCCGTCAAACGCTCGACGTAACTCAACTTTGCCATGCGTTCCAAGGTAAATGCTCATGTCGCAATTGTTACGGTTTCCAATTCACCAGTGCCTTGGAAGCTAATCTCAGCGCGAACAATGTCGCCTGTTGCTGCGCCAATACTGGCGCTAGTGATATACGCATTTAAACGAATATCATTGTTGTCTGATCCGTCAATCCACCGGAAAGTTAGATCCACAGTGTCACTGCTGCTAACGCCGTCAGGACCAGTCTTATAAAGCTTATTCAGCAAATTGGTGGTGTTTACGCTTTCGCTTGCGTCTTTGTAGTACAGCAGAGTTGCGCTACCGCTATAACTTGAAACGCCAGGTATATAAGTTCTGAGATTTTCGTTCAATGTTGTTGTTTCCAGTGTCTCCAAATTTGACTGCACTGAAAAGCTGACGACCTTTGCAAGAGTCGAGCCAGACAGCTGCATCACGCCATCTCTGCCGCTGTAGACCTTCGACATCAGAGGACACCAATCAGATTCACTGTAACAGTGCTCACGCCAGGACGCACCTGAACGATCTGTGGCGGACTTTCGTAGCGGTATGCAGCTCCAGTCCTGTTGGCAGTTAAAGCATTATTGGCCCCTTGCCATCCTCCACGAGCACTGCCACTGTTTTCACCAATATTTGCCAACAAAAATGTATTAAAACTGCCTTTGACAGTGTCGTAATGATCTAAAAACTGATCAGCATCAACATCTAGAATATTTGCATAGGTTAGGGATAGCTTCATTCCAGTGCGTTTGCTGCCATAAAGGATGCGATGCTCAGCACCGTTTTGAGCCTTGTAAGTCTTGATTGGAAAGTCACCAGCCTCAAAAGATCGGCTAGTGGGAATCAAGGCACCGCCTGCGGCAGCCTGTTGCGGGAAAGTAGTCATGACTCAATACTAAAGCCATCGTCGCTGTTGACAGCAACAGCTATTTTACTGCTGCCGTCAGCATTGCAGGGATGCTCTGAAGCGACAATATCAACTATGCCCTCTTGTGAAAACGTTAATTGCTCAACGATGTATATGTTTTCAGAAACGCTAGTATTTCGCACCGTAAAAACAATGTCATGGAAGGTAGAGCTAATGACAGTATTATCGCTTACTGTCATTGTGCCCTCTTCAATATCATCATTGCCTATTTTAAAATAAAAAACATCGTAACTGCCGTTTGGCATGTCAACTACGCTAGTAACAGCGCCCGAACTGTTGATTGTTCCGGTGTTTGCAGCACTGTAGGGGCTTGATTCGGTTACAACCTTAATATAGGATCCAGCTTGAATGTTGAGCCCTTCGGCTGTTGTTGAAAAACTAATCGTATGAGTTACATGCGCCCGAAGAGCCAAGAAGTATTTAGCAACTTTAACCGCATGGTCTTCAGATGTGCAGAATTGAGTCAAATCAAACTGCTCCGTTGGCAGAAGGTTTACGCCAGGAGAACTGAAATCGCCACTACCGTCAGCTCCTTTTACAATGACTACTTGCTCTTCAGGCAGCTTGTTTTTGCGCTCTTTTCTGTAACGAACAACAGCTTTAAATGCTCGCCTTTCTTCCGCTCCAAGGTACTCTAATCTGTACGTGTCTTCTAAAATGTTTCCTGACGTAAATAATTGATCGACTTGAACAGCGCCATCGTCGATTGCTCCACCTGTAGAAGCAGGAACAGCAGGTTTTAACGAAAATTTGCCGTCAGAAATTATAAAGTTACACAAGAAATACGGCGCCATATCGCTAATAAATTGACGCAGATTAGTGCGCTCAACAATCGGACCGTTGAAAAATAGCTTTTGAGTTTCAAGGAATCGTGACGTTTTCTTTAAATCATTTTTGTCTACCAAGTAATCATGTTTTCTGTCCATGCCAAGCAATGCGCCTGCGCCAGCTTGCTGATCTGTCAGTAAAAAATAGACAAGATCAGTAAACAGATTGCTTGGTCCAATCTCGTCTGTATCTCCATAAGCATTTCCGTTAGCGTTTTGGTGCAACCGCTCCACCGGCAACCCACTGCCAAGCCAGCAACGCATTTGATCAAGCGCTGTAAAGTTGCGACTTGCTTTAAGGGAAAGTCCAGCAATAGTTAAATTGCTAAAATTTGATGTAGAGTCGTTACTCTGTGCTTCATTTATGTAAACTATTTGATGCTCCGGGCCATTGTTGTTTGATTTTTCTACAAGATCTCTGTACGCACTAATATCTGCTACTTGAGTCTGTTGAGCGAAGAAAAGATCCGCTTCGACAATCTCTTGTTCATTGTCTCTTTTGCTAGTCAATCCGCCGATCTCGTATTGCAAGCCAACTCTTTCGTATATAGTTTTGAAAGGATTGCCAGTGCTAACAGTCCGACGAAGGGTAAATTTATCTCCTACGTTCCAATTTGTTGTGGTTATTCCGTCATCGCCTGTATGTATTTGACTTGATCCTTCTGTAAGACTATCATCTATTCTAAGACCTGACCAACCTTTTGATTGCCCGCATACAGGCGGATCAAGGCTGATAACATCAGTTACAAAGGTTACGTCAATTGTTTTTTGCCCATTTTCTGCGGTTATTTGCAATCTTGCAGTTGCAGGGTCGCCAACATTTAAATTCTCTGCTAATAGATTGTACGGGCTTGCAGCCAAAACCTCATAAAGCAACGCTTGACGCCTTGCGGGAATTTTTTGATCTTGGTCTATAGACTGAACAACAACTTTTAATCCTGAAAACGTAATAGGGGTTTCATTGTTAACATCAGCGTAGGGATTTGCATTACTGCCGGTCAAGGGGTAACCTGTTTTTCCTGTAATTAAATTTGTCGCCTCAAGCCCTCGTTTAATTTCTAATGTTTGCTGCTCATAAAAGCCGGAGCCACTTGCAATAACTTTAATTGCATCGTTTTTTGCTACTGCAATTTCAACTCCATTGGTGTTTGTTGAATAATTGCTTGCAAGCCGCCAACCCTTTGTTTCGCCAGATGCACTTTGGACTTCAGCCGTGTTGGTCTTTACGTGTAATTTCCATCGCACATGAATCCAGTTGCCTTCTGTTCCATCGATAAATTCTTTGCTAGTAAATTCTACTTCATCTTTATCGATTAAATTAGCTGCAGGAGTTCCGGCAAGCGCGTAAAAGAAAGGCGCCAGCTTGCCTTTAGTGACGCCAGGATTAGCTATATTCCTTGGATCTGTAGAGCCGCCTCCTTGAGGATAAATAATTAAATTAGATCCCCTGGAGATAAGATCGCCTATCTCAAAAGCAGGTGTTGTAGGGCCAAGAGTTACGTTTGTTGGATACCTGTCTAAAAGCGCCCCTGGCACAAGAGTTGTTTTGCCTCCACGGGTGAACTCTTTATTCGGAAGAAAAGTGTCCTTGCCAGAGTACTCTATACCGCTGACTCGTATGCTTAACGAATAAGCTCCCACCTGCTCGGTAAAATCAACAAAATTTCCAACACTACCTTGCGTAGCAGTTGAAAATGACTGAGACAAAACAATAAATTGTGCATCTGCAACATTGTCTTCAGCCCTCATTTCAGAGCCAGAGACGGGTACAAATTTGTACTCAAGGGTTAAAGGTGTTGCAGCAGTTATTCTGATGTAGTTGTACTGAGGGTTAGGCTGCTGACCTCGCACAACAAAGAACCTAGATAAAGGCACAAACGGGTTGTCAGAATCCGTATCTCTTACAAAAATTCTAAATACAGATGAACGACGAATTACAGAACTTATGCTGCCGTTATTCATCTGAACTGATTCTTCTTCTGCATCATTAAGCTCTTATGGAGTTGGCAAACTTTGAAAATTGCACAATCCGTTTAATCGCTGGAAAACAGTGCTTTTTAATCCGAACTCAGTCGATATAGATGGCCTGTTGTTTTTGATCGATGCAATTTCAACTTTTGTAATCGGAAAAAATGATTCTCCAACCCCTACAGAGTTGTTTGCCTCGGGGACGCTATCGCCTATAAAAGCATTTCCGCTTCCGGTTGGTGAAACAACTTTACTGTTACTTACGATCCCAATTTTTTTGTTAACGCTTGTGGATGTATCAACACATCTAAGAGTAATAGTTTGGTCATCGCCATCCTTCTCAAGAGGAATAAACTGTGTTTCTGTTCTTTTTGTTACCTTCCAAATGTTCCCTCCAATTTCAAAATGCTCACCTGGTTGCAAGACATCATCGGCTTGTGTTTGAAATGATTGGACAGAAGTGTTAATGTCATCAACAGTAGCTCCAATCAAGGCATCTTTTTCCCCTGCCTTTTTTTGGTAAAAATTAGCAGGGATGGAAGTGTTGCTGATTCTAAATTTAATTTCATCGTCAACAGCAACATTGTCTATTCTGAGTATTGCGCCATCATCCTCGCCTAGTGTTATTTTCTCTTCTGCCGTAGTTTCTGTTGCTGTTCTTGTGTATTCAATAATTCCCATCCTTGGGCTGTAGTTTCGTCCTGCGCCTGCTTGATTCTTTTTTCTTATCTCAGTCAACTTGTCAAAATCAGCGTCCCCGGGATTCTTCTCTAGGGCTCTTAAATCGTTACCGTCTGCGTCAACATTGCCGGACTCCCCGACGACTTTCATGCGCCTAAGAATTTGAGATTTTATCGCTTTATTGTCTAGATTCTCTGTAGATATAGGAATCAACTGGTAATTAACACGATAATTAGTGCCGTTTGCAATAGCACTATAGACTCCAAATTCTGAGCTATTGCTAGGACTAAAGGCATGACAAAAAACATCACCATCATTTAGCTCTTTATCGTTGCTTTGCACCGGAAAAACAAACACATCAGAATCGTCTTCTTGAACGTCAGGGTCTCCTCTGTGCGACTTGCCTTTTGTTCCATACCGCTTATCTGAGCCAATGATTCTGTATTTATCTGAGGTGCTTGAATCACCGTGCCAATAAAACGCAAATAAATCCTTAAAGACTGTATCTAAAGGATTATTGCCGAGAAAGATTCCTTCAAGTTCAGGCGGCTGAATACCTGCGCTGCCTACACCTTGCTCACCCACAACAAACATCAGCTTGGCACGTTGCATCGTGCCATGACTAAACATGCGAGACCAAATCAATTTTGGTGTCGTAAGCATTCCGCCAATGTCATCTTTGTAAAGGCCAAAGATCAACGGAATAGGTGACGCATAATCTGCTAGCTCTGCAATCGTTTCAAAGCCGCGTGATGGCGTAAAACGACTGGCCCCTGTAACGCTGCCAAGATCGATAGCGCCACCGCCTTTAGCGCGTGGCATTTTTGGCTTTGGGGTCAGCAGATATGAAATGCCAGTAAGAGTAACGCCAATTGCTAAATTGGTAAGGACTACAGTAGTCGCGCTTTTTGCTGCGGTCGTTGTTAAATACGCTGAAGCAATTGCAGCACCAGACCCAAGAATCGCATTCTGAATATCAGGGATATGGTCATACGCTGCTGGCCTTATGACTCCTCGGCGTTTTGCTTCAGCTGTAAACCTTTGATATTCCTCCTCAGTTACTCCAATTGTCGCAATTAACTGTTTCTCGAACGGAAGCAGTGGTACGTCGTAAACAGTTGGACCGAAGACCACTGAACCTTTTCCGTTCTTGGCTGCACGTACAAAATTCCCGTTTGCCATGTCACTGCGAAAGTCCAAGATTTTTCCGGCAGTAGCAGAATGTCCCCATCATACGCAGGCTTTTCAACTCGCAAACCCCACCGCATCAAATCCCGGCAC